GCAGTTGTCGGTAAGCGTGAGTTCGATCAGCCGCCCCTGGAATGCACCCGTGATGTCTTTGCCGCCCTTCGATAGCCGATAGATCGGACGCGGCTCGCGGCCGCCCGTGAGCAGTTCTTCAATCACAGCAACGCCTTGGTGACAGTCGATGCGATCTTGGACAACAGCCCGTCATCCACACGGGTCAGCTTCACAGTGAAGTCACACACGCGCGCCTTACCGTCCTGGAAGAAGTAGGACTTCTTCGTGTCCAGGCTGTCGATGACGAACTGGCCGTAGTAACGCCCGGTGCCCTCGATGAGCGTGTACGCGTCGCCCGTGTCGCCCATCAGCTCCAGCGCGGCCAATGTCAGGTCGCCGCCGGTCAGCTCTGGCATGAGCTTGCCCGAGAGCGTGATGGTCTCGTCGTCCGGTCCGGTGTACTGGTGTGACGGCCGGCGGCCGACGCGAGCATTGCCCGGGTGGCGCCAGCCGACCTGGCGTTGAAACTCCGAATACGGGGCCGTATCCAGGCTGAACACGAACAGCCCCAGCGCCATCATCATGTCGTCAGTCCCTGTCAGAGAGACGCGAGCGCGCACGCGCTGCGTTCTGGTTCTCGATCTTGCGCAGCTCGTCCTTTACCGCGCGTGCAATGGCCTGCGGGTCAGCGCCGGCGGCCGGGTAGATGTTGATGGTGATGGGCGCCGCGGCTGCCGGCGCTGCGGTGGTGGCCACACTGGCCGTCAGCGGCGGCCGGGTATCGAACGACACGGGCGCAGCGATCGCAGGCGCGCTGCCGATCGCAATGCCGGCGCCGATGCCCGCCATCTTTGATGCCATGCGCTGCACGGTGCCCAGCGGCCCGCCCGCGCCATCGGCAAGGCCTTCCTGCAGGCCGGCCATCGTGAAGCCGCCCAGCGCGGCAAAAACACGGCTCGGGCTGTGAATGCCCAGCTTCTCCTTGAAGAGCCCGATGGTGCGATCGGCCACGCCGCTCACCGCATCCACCACCCAGCCAATGGCGCCCTTGATGCCGTTGGCCAGGCCTTGAATCATGTTGGTGCCGAACTCGGTGAACTTGGTGGGTACGTCGATCCCGAACCACTGCAGCACGGTGGCAAAGGCGGCGTGGAAGAGCCCCAGCGGCGACCAGTTGAGCAGCAGCGCGCCCACGCCGACGATGCCGCCGTTGAAGGCCTCCTTGACCTGGTTCCACAGGCCCAGGAAGAACCCCTTGATGGGCTCCCAGTATTCGTAGATCAGGTAGGCCGCCACGGCAATGGCCGTCACCGCCAGGCCGATGGGATTCATCAGCAGCGCCCGCCCCAGCAGCCCGACCGCGCGCATCACCCACGTAAAGGCGGTGGCCAGCCCCTGCAGCACGCCCGACAACATGCCGCCCACGCCACCGACCTTGCCCATGATCAGCACCAGCATGGCGTACGGCCCGAGCACCGAGGCAATGGACAGCATGATCGGGCCGAGGATGAGCAGGGCAGCCGCCAGGGTGCCGACGCCGATGGCCATCGCGCGGGCCAACCCCGGGTTCTCCTGCATAAACTTGACCACGCCGTCCGCCGCCTTCGCCACCCACTCCAGGGCGCTGGCGTACAGCGGCAGCACCTTCTCCCCGATTTCCTTCTGCAGGTCGTGCACCTTTGCGAGCGTTTCCGCTTCCTTGCCCTGCGGCAAGGCCTTGGCCCGGGCGTCGAGCTGGTCGATGCTGTCCGCGCCCTTATTGAGGCGCATGTTCTTGTGAATCTGGTCCCGCTGCAGGTACATCTGCGCCATCAGGTTGGACGCCGTGCGGTTGGAGAAAATGCCCCCAATCGCGTCCAGCACCTGGTCGCGGCCCGTGATGCCTTTCTCCGCGAGCGTCGGTAGCAGCACCGTTTCCAGCCACTCGAACTGGCTCTTGCGGAACACGTCCGCGCCCTTGAGTGCGCCCGGGTCCATGAACGAGACCTGACCGGCCTTGTCTTCCTTGACCTTGCTGCGATCGGCGATGAGGCCCAGGCGGTCCAGGTTGCCCAACGTCCGCTTGGTGGTCTTGCCCTGGTAGAGGTTTTGGTACGCGCTCATCATGGCGGTGCCGACCGTGTTGCCGCCCATTTCCTGCACCAGCGGCTCCAGCGCGTAGAAGAACGACTCGCTTTCCATGCCCTTTGCGGCGAGGCCTCCGCGCTTGATGACCTGCAGCCACTGGTCTGACTGCACGCGGCCACCCGTGGCGGTGATGACGCGCTGAATCATGTCCGCCTGCTTGCGGAACTCTTCCGGGCTGGAGAGACCGCCGCGTAGCTCCACGACCTTGAGCAGGTCCAGGAACATGCGCTCGTTGTCTTCGCCCTGCGCCTGGCCGAACACGGCCTTGTTGGCGAACTTCATTTTGGCGAGCGTGGGCAGCACCATCTCTGCGTGGTGCGCATCGGCAAACACCGACAAGGCATCGCGCATCAGCTCGGCCTTGTCGACCTGGCTCACGCCGTAGGCCTTCATCTGGCGGGCGAACGCGATCGATTCCTGCGTCGCGGCGTCGCCCAGGCCCAGCGCGCCGATGCGTGCCTTCTCCAGCTCGTAGTGTTTGGATTCGCCGATGCCCTTCCAGATCGGGGCACCCGTCGCCATACCAGCCACCGACGCGCCCGCGCCGGCGGCGGCCAGGTTGCCGGCGCGAGCGCGGATCTTGTCGGCGGTCTGCTGGGTGGCGGCCTGGGCGCGTGCCCGGCCGTTGTGGGTCTTGAGGCGCGCGTCCTGTTCGGCCAGGGCGTGCGTGGCGGCGGCTGTCGCCGTCCGTAGCTGTTCCTGGTACTGCGCCATGGTCTGGGTGCCGCGCCCGGCGTCCTGCAGGCGCTGGCGGACCTCCACGAGCTCGGCACGCTGCGCCTGGAACTTCCGGGTCAGCCGTTCGGCCTCCGCCGTGGCCTTGCCGAGGTTTTGCGTGAGCCTGGCGCTGGGCGAGTCGGCCGCCTGCACCGCCTGGGTGAGCCGGCCCACACGCTCGCGGGCTTCCCGCAACGCCATGGTGGTCTCGCGGATGCTGCCGCGCAGCTTGCCGAACTGTTCGGTCAGGCCCTGCGCACGCTCCAGCGCCTTCATGTGGTCGCGCGTGGCCTTCATCGAGCGGGCCAGCTCGTTGTTGGCCTTGAGCAGGTCGCGGACGGGCCGGGTGGCTTTGTCCACAGCCTGCAGGACCACCTCCAGGCGCAGGCGGCGTGCGTCACTCATTCCTGGGCCTCGCTACGCTCGCGGGCGCGTTCGCGCCACTCCATCAGCTCCATGACACCCATGGCGTACAGCTCCTCCAGGCGGAAACCGAACATCACTGCAACGTCGGCTGCGGCGTCTTCGATTCGCTCGGGTAGCCGTCCTCGTGGGCCTCCTTCGGCAGCAAAAAACCTGTCACCTCGCTGGCGAGCTTCACCAGGTCGGCCGGGTCCAGCTTGCTCACATCGGCCGTGGTAAGTGTCGGCGTGGTGATACGCGGCAGCACCGTGTGCAGCGCGGTCACATCCATGCGCATCAGGTCCATGAGGCTCACGCCGCGCAGCTCGCCGGAGCCGGGCTTGCGCACCGTGATGACGGCAACGTCCTGCTCGCCGCGCTTGAGGGGCGTGTCCAGAGTGATGGTGGTGGTCTGGTGGTCCATGGTGGTCTTGGCTTTGAAAGGTCAGTCAGGGTGAACGGCCCGTACCGGACGGGCCGCAGTGTGGTGAAGCGATCAGAGGCCGATGGCCTTGCGCTGCTCGGCCAGGCGGTCTTTGCCGAACACGCGCTCGACGAAGTTCACGTGGTCGATTTCGATCCACTCTTCGCCGTTGACGGTGAGCTTGTAGTAGGTCAGCGAGGACTTGACCTTGAAGGGGTCCTTGCTGCCCGCCTTGCCCTTGCCGAAGGTGATTTCGGTGTGACGGCCGCGCACGATGATTTCCACGGCGTCAACCTCGCCGGAGTCTTCGCGCTGGTAGGCGCCGGCGAAGCGCAGCATGGCGCCGTCGATGGTGGTCGTGCCGTACTGCTGGAGGATTTCACGCATCAGGCCGCCATACGTGGTTTCCATCTCCAGCTTGTCGTTGCCCAGATCGATCTCGACCGGGCCGTTCATGCCGCCGGCGCGGTATTCCTCCAGCTTCCGGGTGAGCTTGGGCAGATCGATTTCTTCGGTCTCGCCGGCGTGTGTCACACCATCGGCGAAGACGTTGAAGTGTTTCAGGATGCGGGGAAGTGCCATGGTGATTCCTTCTCAGATGGGTGGCGCTCAAGCCGCCTTCACGGCGTCGGCGAACTGCATCAGGTAGCGGTCGGTGATGCGCTGGCGGAAGGTCAGGTCTTCCACCGGCGGCACCGGCGTGTAGTCGTAGTCGATGGCCAGCTTCCCGGCCTTGAGCGAGTCCTTGTCATTCACGGCCGGGTCGTACCAGGCCTCGCCGCCGAGCAGGTAGCCGTTGCGCACCAGGTTGCGCAGCTTCGCGTTGATGGCGGCCACGATGTCGCGCACGAGCGACGGCGTCATTGGCTTGTCGATGGCCCACAGGTGCGCCTCGGCCATCGTGTCGGCCAGCACCTGCGCCGTGCGCGTGTAGTTCTCGAAGGCGTACAGCTTGTCGTTGCTGCAGGTGCGGGAGCCCCAGAAGCGAAAGCCCTCCTGGCGGATCAGCGTGGTGACATCGTGCGAATTGAGATAGCCCGCGTCGGTGGCCGGGTTCTGCAGGTCCCAGTACACGTCGCGCGAGAGGCCCGTCACGCCATTGACGGGCACGTTCGAGAGCGTCTTGTGCCAGCCGGTCTCGTTGTCGATCTTGGCGCGCAGGCCCACGGCGCGGGCGGTGGCCCACAGCGTCTGCTCCGCGTTGGCGGCCGTATCCCAGCCGACGAACTCCGGCCACAACACCATGAGCTCACGCGCGGAGAAGTTCTGACGATACGTGGTCGCCTCTTCCTTGGTGGCGCAGCCGGCGGCATTTGCATACGCGAACGCGCGCAGCTTCTGCGCGATGCTCACCAGCTCGGTGGCCACCGGCAGCGTATCGAGCCCTGGCACCGCCAGAATGCGCGGCGTGACGCCCAGTTGGTTGCGTGCCGCCAGCAAGGCCTTGAGGCCGGTAAAGCGCCCTTCGGCGGTGGTCGTGCCGATGAGGTTGCTGTTGGTCTCGTTCTCGGCCTTGCCTTCGGCTACGCGCACCACAATGGTCAGCGGGCTGGTCTGGTCGGCGATGGCCTGCAGCGTGCTGGCCAAGGTGCCCTTCGTGCCGGCGCGACCGATGGCGGCCTGCACGTTGGTGAGCAGGACCGGTTTGTCGAGCGGGAAGGTGGCGATGTCCGCATCATCGGCCGTGCAGGCGACGCCGACCACGGCGGTCTCGATGGTGCGAATGGGGCGGGTGCCCTCGTTGATTTCAACGACGCGTACGCCGTGGTGGTAGTCGGTGGGCATGCATTCCTCCGGGTGGGTCCGACGATGGATGTGACCCGGCCAAGAATGCGGCGCGCGCGCGAGGATGTCCCGCGCGCGCTGTTGTGCGGTGAACTGCTACAACAAGAAGGAAATGCGAGCGCGCCTAAGCGTTGGCTGGCAACAACTCGACGAGGCCTGCAGGCATCTCCGGCCACTCGAAAGCGTCCGGGAACCCGGGTAGCGTCGTCACATCACGCAGCGCCTGGCGGTACTGGCCAGCGAGACGCATGCGCTCCATGTCGCCCGTGTCCATCGCCTTGTAGACCAGGGTATCGGCGACCTTCAGGCGTCGCTCGCGTTCGATGCGCGCATCCCGCGCGACTACGAAGGCCCGGGCTGCCGCGCCGTGCTGTTTGACCAGCGCTTTGAGCTTGTCGGCAGAGGGAGCGGGTGTGGCGAGCTTCCATTCATAGAGCTGGGCATCCGATAGCTGGGCACCGGTCTCCTGGTCGACCAGGTGGAAGACCCAGAAGTCCGTGCCGTGCACCGCGTGGGGGTATTGCTGCTGGATGCAGAAGATCAGTTCGTCGTGAGTCAGCATGGTGTCGGTATCACTGGTTGCGCAGCCAGACGGCGCGCAGGTAGACGCGGTAGAAGGTGTTGCGCAAGCCCACTAGGACCCACGGGGCCGGCACGTCGGCGGCACCACCGGATTCACCGGTCGGCACCGAGCCGAATTCCGCGATGCCGCTGGCCCACTGGCACTGCGCACCGTTCGCGGCTTTCCCGTTGTTCAGGTTCGAGAGGTAGTCGGAGAGCCACTGGCCGGCCCACGACATGTAGACGTTGCCGTTAGCGGCGAGGATGCCGCCGCCGTTGCCCGCGCGGATGGCGCCTTGCGCCTCCATATCGCCGTTGCCGTTGAATGTGAACGCGTTGGCGCGACCGCCGACGTGCATGGAAATCCACGGCACGGTCGCGTTGCTGCCGCCCGCGTAGCAGTCAATCGCTCCAAGATGACGTTGCCCCCACTGCGTCCAACGAATGCCCATATACGCACCGACGTTGCTGGGGCAGTCGATCTGCAGGGCGGGCGTCCGGTTGCCATTCCAGTCGGCATAGGCGCCACCGATGGAATCCGTGCCGTTCGATGACACGACCAGCGCCGAGCGCCCATAGCCGACACCGAAGGTGAGGCCCTTGTTGGCAGAGAGCGCGCCACCTTCTGCGGTGAGCGGATTGACCAGGTTCTTGGTGTCGTATGGCATCGCGCCGTCGAACGCGGGGCGCACTGAGAAAGCGACCTGTCCCGTCGTGTAGTTGACGAACAGGGGCTGATTCCGGTTCGTGCCGTCCGAGTTATAGCCGGCGAGGATCAGGTTGCCGCTCGGCCCCGCCATGTACATGCGCCAGATGACCGTGTCGCCGCCAAACTCCAGGAAGCCTTTGCCATCGTTGTTGTAGGCCGGCAGGTTGACGCCCGTCTGAGTTTTGAGCCAGCCGGCCGTGACGGCGCCAGGCAGCGTTGCGTTGCCATTGGCATCGACCTGAAACACCCGTAGGTATTGCGAGAAGTCCCCACCGGCCGCTGTGTTGCGGTCGACGATGAGGGCGCCGCCAGACGACGCCATGCGAAAGCGTCCCAGCGTGACGGGCTGCTGGGTGTCTGTGAATTGCAACTCGACCGACGACCCCTTGAGGTTGATCGGGCCGGTTATGTCGCCGCCGCTGCGCGGCAAGGCTGCGCGGGCGGTATTGAGCGCATCGGTGGCCGTGTCCTTGGCGTCTTTGACGGACGCAGGCGTGGGGTAGCGTTCGTCCGCCTGACCGAGCGGCACGGCGTGCTCGGCCGTAGTGGCACGCGCCACCGCAAAGGCCTGCTTGCTCGAACCGGCCAACTCGGCCTTCTTGGCGAGCTGCGCGGCAACCTTCTTGGAGGTGAGCGCCTTGGCATCGTCCTTGCCGGCCACAAGTTCTGCATCCGTGGCGAGCTGCACCAGCCCCGTGCGTGTCTCCGTGGCGCTGCGGGCGGACAAGCCTGCCGGCGTCACCGCTCGCTGGTTGTCGGTGCCGTCCTGCGTCTCCTGGTCGGTGGCCAGCTCCACCACGCCCTGGCGGACGGTGCTCGCCGGCGGGTTGGTGAAGTTGGCATCGCCGAAGGTGAGCGCCGTCACATCGAGCGACTTGAACACCACGTCGACGGCCAGCAGCAGGATGGCCACGGGCGACTTCTCCATGATCGGCGTGGCCTGGCAATACGTGCCGAGCAGCACGCCGTTGTCCAGGTACAGCCCGAAGCCGTACAGCTTGAACTGGTCGGGGCCGTCGTCACGGATCGTGACGTGGATGGTGTCCGAGGCGATGTTCTCGCCAGCGATGGTGGACACGCGCTTGAACTCGTTGGGCAGCGCCTGCAGGCCCGCGTTGAAGTCGAACGGGGCGCTCGCAAGGCCCACCTGCAGGACCTTGCGCGCGTTGGTGCCGGTGTGGTCGCCGGCGATCAGTGCAGCGCGGCCGGCATCGGTGATGTTGAGGGTCGTTCCTGCCATGTCAGGCGTCCGTGAGAGAGAGGCGAACAAAGAGGGCGGGGCGGATGGCGGCGGCAACGCCTACGCCGCCGCGCCGATTGAAGCCCTGGGTGAAGGTGTAGTGCGCACGCACGGGCTTGGTGCGGTCGATCTCGGCCACGATGTCCGCCACAAAATCCGCCGTCGACGGAATGTCGTCGCGCTCGCTCACCGTCATGACCAGCTCGAAGGTGTACGGCCGCCCCTTGGGCTCCATCTGCCACCACTCACGCAGGGCGATGTTGGCGCCGAAGGACGCCACGACTTCGCGCACCGCTGCGGCCGTGCCCTTCTTGCGGGCAATCGGGATGGCGGCGCGCACGCGGGCACGCTTGACCTGTTCGGGCCAGTAGTCTTTCCAGGCATCGAGCCCCAGGTGCCAGGCGAGCCACGGCAGCAGGTGCGCAGGGATGGTGTCTGGGTCGATGAGCGTGCGCAGCGGCATCGGAAGTTCGCTGATGACGCCGGCCACGGCCGTGGCGTTGCGCTCCAGCTCCGACGCGTTCGGGGGCAACAGGCTACGCACGCTGGGCTCCTGGCGTGACGGTCATGTCCGTGCAATACGGAGCCTGCGTCGGATCGGCAAGAATCTCATCGGTGGGTGAGTGCAACTCCACTTTCTGCACGCCCGCCACGTGCAGCGCAGCATCTAGCCCTGAGCGAGCCACCAAGGCCCCCAGTCGGTGGCAGGCCTCCACGTAGGCGGCCAGGCGCTGGCGGGCCTCGGTGACCACCACGGTGGCGTCGGGCCCTGGGAAGAGGTGCAGCGTGGCCGAGACCGCATACGGCAGGATCGTGGCCGACTGCACCGTCACATAATCGGTCAGTGGGCGCACTTCTTCCGGACGAAGAGCCGCCAGGACCTTGTCCAGCAAGTCGGGCGCGGCGGTGCCGTCGCCTTCGCGCGAGAGCACCGTGATACGCACTTCGCCAGGTGTTGGGCTGGTGGCCGACACATCCAGGACGCGACCGTCCGCATTGCGCCCGTGAGAGTGATAGGCGCCTTCCGGGCCGGCCACCGAGAACGACTGCGGCGCGAGCTGCACGCGCAGGCGCAGGTCGGCGTCGCTTTCCATCTCAGCGGGTGCCCCGGTGATCGGGTCGGCCGGTTTGATGACCAGGCGCTGTACCCCAAAGAGGGCCGCGAGGTGTTCCAGGTCCGCTCCCCAGGCGTAAGCCAGCATCACCGCACGGCCGGCCTCGTTGATGCGCTGGCGCAGCAGCAGCTCGCGGAACGCCGACTCCTCCAGGAACTTGGTCAGCGGCTCCGATTCGAGCGCGAGCACCGCCGCAATCTCGGCTTGCTTCTCTGCCGGGTAGCGTGCGATCAGTGCGGCCTTGCGCTCGCCGAGAATCGTTTCGTAGTCGAGCGGTTCCACCACGTTGGGCGGCGGAAGTTGCGAGAGGTCGATCAGGGTGCCCACGGTCAGCCTCGCAGCGGGATGGTCAGATTGCGCACGGACTCGCGTCGCGGCCCGTCGATCCGCTCGCCCTCAATGTCGATGACCGCAGCCCCCTCGGCGTCGACGGAGAACTGCACCGACGAGATGCGCAGGCGCGGCTCCCAGCGCACCAGTGCCGAGACGGACGCGGACATGAGACGCAGGCGTGTGGCCGGGTTCATCGGCTGGTCGATGAGCTCGGGAATCAGCGAGCCGTAGTCGCGGCGCATCACGCGCGAACCGATGGGCGTCGTGAGGATGTCGCGTACCGATTGCCAGATGTGAGCCAAGTCAGCAATGGCACGGCCGGTGGTGGTGTTCAGGCCGCTCATTTGGGGCCTTCCGTATCGCTGCCACCGCTCTGCACGCCACCGTGTTTGTGGGTGTGGACCACCACGCCGTTGGTCGACAGGTTGCCGTCCTGGTGCGTGAGGTCGCCCGTGATGACGTTGCCGTTTTCGCCGCCCTGGCCAGCAATGCCGTTCTGGAAGGCGAGCAGGCCTTGGACCGTGGTGTTGCCCTTGACGGTCACGTTGCCGTCGAAGGTGGTGTCGGGGCACTTCACCAGCACGCTAGTGGCGGCCTCCAGGAACACGGTGTTGACCCCGTGTACAGACAACAGGCCCGCGCCGTGGTCGTAGGCGGTCCATGCGCCGTCCGGGTACAGCGTCACAGTCTGATTGCCGTCGTGGCTCGGCACGTCGGCATCATCCGATGGGATGGCGCACAGCACGATGCCGTTGGCCAGGTCACCGCTCGGGCACAGCAGCACCACCTGCTCGCCCTCTGTGGGCGGGTTCCAGGTGCGTGTGCCGCCAGCGCGGTCTTCGCACCACGGCAGCCACGTGGTGGTGATGCCACCGGTGCGCACGCGCACGGCCGGTGGCCGGGTGTGGCGCACTTCGGCGACGCGGCCGGTGCGGATGAGGTTTTCTAAGAGGCGGGCGAGTTCTGCGAGGTCCATGCCTGCAGAGTGCCGTGCGCGCGCGAGCCCGTCATGCGGGACATGTTGTGGCTTGCGCTGTCACAACACGTCGCTGAGTGAATGGGCGGCTGACGTAAAGTGCCGTGGTGTTGAGCGTCGTCAACGAGGGTTACGTGGGCCGTACTAGGCTTGAGACTCGCATGTTGAGAGCGAACGGAGCGGAATGGGAGGGCGATGGCTATGCCTGGGCAACTTCTTCATAGCGCGGACCTCGACAGACTGCGGACTGCGCTTTCTGAGGCATTGCCGCAGCATGCGGTGATCCGCATGAGCGACGACGACGGCCTTTCTTCAGTCGACGTACATGCCTGGTGGAAAGTGGGCACCCATGGCGGCGGTAGGCAAGTCAATTCGCTGTCGTTTCGGCTGACTTCTTCGATGGTTCAGGCCTATTTGAGACTGCAGGAGTCAGAGCGAGAGGCCGTCTGCCACCGCTTGACTGCATGGGTGACGTGGGCGGTGGATAGTGCGCCCCGCAAATTTGACGGATGGCTGGGCTTTGACATTAACGCTGCCATACCGCTGAGCGTCTTCTTTCCTCAGTACCCCGGGGAAAACAGGCTTAGTTCGTTCTAAAACATGGGAACGATTTTCAGCGGCATGCCGTGAAGGCAGCATTCTGTTATCTGGCCCAACCCCAGCCTGGGCCGACTCGGCGGTGGCTGTCCGAACCGCTTTCCCCTCGGCCAAGTGGCCCCTCCGCTTGGCGTCTTTTTCGCAACTCCAAGGCGCAGGCGCCACGTTTTCACGGGCTCGCGTTCAAGCTGACAGAGCGTTGCTGGGCGCGGCTTTCAGGCGCGTCAATTGCTCGGTCATTGTCATTGACCCAGCATCCCTATGAAGACCCGTTTTCGTGTTGATGGCCACCTGGTGGAATGTACGTCTGAGCCTTTGGAAGGCACGTACTTTCGGGTGTCCTGGAATCTCCGTCCGATAGAGCGCCCGCCAACCGGGGAGGCGCTGCGGGCCGAATCGTATGTCTGCCGCGCGAGTACCGAGGAAGAGGCGCAAAACTACGTGCAGGCGCGCGCACGATTGGTGTCTGGCCTGATCCTCGGAAGCGCAGTGACGATAGAGCGACACGAGACTGATGCCACGGGCGACACAAACAAAAATATGCGGCCCGACGCACCGCTCGTGGATGACCGTTAGCACCACGAACCACGCATTCCCTATACTGCAGCGGTGTCCACCCCTGCTATTTAGAGGTGTGCGTGTCGTCTACTCCAGTTCCGCCCTGGGCAATGAACACTCTCCGTGACGTAGCAGAAGGCCTCTATGGCCGGGGCAACATATTGCTGACCGGCGAGCAGGCCGACACCGTGAGAGCAGCCTACTACGCGTATTGGACTTGGCTTGGCCAACCGGATTGCGAGATCCACAAGTGCTTGGCCACCGCCCTCTATTCCGCCGAATCCATCCGAATTGAATTTGTCCAGCCTACGGTGGCTGTGCTGATAGGCGAACTTGATTTCATTGAACCGGTGGGTCGAAGTTGCACGCCAGCTCCCGGACACTTGGAATTTTTGCCGAAGGAATACGAGCTAGCCCATGCAGCCGATTCTCACGACCGCTGATGGAGCCCACCATCTGCTCCGTACCGTTTGTTCCAACATGGTGGGTACTACGGGATGGGGTGATCCTCCCGCCTCCGAAGCCAAGCATGTCCCGCTTGGCTTTTTTTTTGAGGATAGCTAGGGGGAAGGCCCCGCGATTCACTTGCCGGGGGGGCACCACAAGGGCGAGGCGATTACGCCAGGTGCGCCAATATCAAATCAGTGATTCGGCTAGCGTCGCTGTCGTCTAGACCTAGCAACTGTCGCGCGGGGTATTCGGCCATGAGGCCGTTACGGTTGACGCGGTCACGAAGGCCGAAGTGATGCACCGACGCAATGCGTCGAACCTTGTCCGCGAACATAACAACGGCGGCGTCCGGGCTCGCCTCAATACGCATGTACTTCGCCATGCGCAGGCGCGAGAACATCGCGCGGCGGATGCTACCGCGCTTGTGCCGCAACTGCGGCTTGCGGGGCGCGTATGCGCTGCCGTCCGGGTTGCGCTGCGCGGCGATGCGCGCGGCCTGGCGCCGGCGCAACTCCACCGCAATGGTGCGGGCCAGCAGGCGCCGCTGCGAGGCGTCCAGCTTGGCCAGCAGGCTGGCCAGGTAGGCATCAAGCGCGTGCAGCCCGCTCACGCAGGCCTCCAGCTCGCCGGATCATCCTCCGCGTTGACGGGCTCGGGGTGGTGCTCCACTTGGTAGCCGGCATCTAGCACCTTGACCGTCACCCGCTCGGTCAGCTTCAGCTTGATGGAGATATCGACCGTGGTGTGGTTGAGAATTTCCGCCTCGAACTTGAACGCGTCTTCGCGCTTGTCCGGGTTGGTGAAGGTGTCGGGTTGATTGGTGCGCAGCCAGGCCAGGACCGGCACGACGATCGTGTCTGAGCTGTGCGGGTAGTCGGTCACGATGAGGGTCAGCGTGTACCGATACTCGAAGCCGAGCGTTCGCGCGCCGGTGCCGACCACGTTCCCTTCATCCACAAATACGTGCAGCGCATCGGGGTGCGCCGCCAGGTGCGGCACCGCCGCCGTCAAGGCCTCGCGCAGGCTGGAGGCCTTCATCATGGCGCGCCGGCCTCGCCGATGATCGTAACGCCCTGGTCGCGCAAGGTCTGCTGCAGCGTCTTCAATTGCTCGCTGTTGGCAAGGCTGTCGGTGTAGTTGCCGGCAAGGGTGCCGGCGACGGCAGAGAGTGCAACGCCCGAGGGGGCCGCATCAGCATCTCCGGGATGTGGGTCTGGCACTGTGCCGGCGGCTGCGGCGTCGTGCAGCCGCACAAAGCCGCGAGGCACAACGCAAGCCGCATCAGCTTGAACAGGAACATAGCGAGGCACCTCCTTGATGATCGTGTCGCCTTTGAGGCGGATGACGCGCTCCCGGTCCACGTACTGCGTAACGGTGACCGTGGCGCCCTTGGCGTTCTTGAGCTGCGTGCGCAGCTCACTGGCGTCCGTCTCGGCCTTCTCGGCGCGATCCACGGTGGCGATGTAGCTGTCGGTGGCCCACCAAGCCAAAACAGCGGTGGCGAGTAGCAGCACGCCGATGAGGGCGGCGCGGCTCATGCGGCCACCGCCTCGTCGGCCTGGTAGCGCTCGAACGCGCGCTCGAGCTTCACGTCATGCAGGTTGGCTTTGTAGGCCGGCCCGTTGTAGCCCGCAGAAAAGGCTGCCCACTTCCTGCCGGCAAGCGCCTTCCGAAGCACGGGGTCCGCAGTGATGAAACGCACGAACGCATCGAGCTGGGCCGCCTCGCTGGTGCGCATGGCGGTCACGAATTCCTGCACGTCGTGATAGTCCAGGCGCCGGGCGTGATAACCCATGATCTGGAACAGGCCCCAGCTAGCGGAAGATAGCGCGCAGGTCTCGTCGATCTGGATGGCCTGGGCGAGGCGCATGTACTCGCCGGCCTTGCCGACGTAACCGCCACGCACCTTGTTGACCACGTTGGGGAACTGCAGCGCCAGTGCATCGGCATCGCGGCCGGCCTTCTTGAGCTGGTCGTACATCACGTGCCGCTCAAACAGGATGACCGGCCTGCCATCGGGAAGGAAGCCATTGCCCCGGCTCTCCACCTCATTGACCGCGCGGACCACCGCAACAGGCACGCCCAGCGTCTCGGCAGCAGCCACCAGGTCAGCGTCGGTCAGCAGGCGCGGACTGCGTACGCCGTCCTGCAACGCCTGCAGCGTCTTGGGGCCGGCAATACCGTCGACCACCAGGCCGAAGCGCGCCTGCGCGGCCCGCACAGCGGCGGCTGTGTCCGGCCCGTATTCGCCGGTGTCCGGCACGTTGAAGCCCTTGACCGCCAGCATGCGCTGCAGCTCGCGCACCTCTGCGCCGAGGCTCCCTTGTTTCAGAATCGTCATCACAACCTCCGCAAGAACCGCACGACACAGGACGAATCGGCGCCGCCCATGCGAAAAAGCTCGACCACGTTGCCGCGCACGGCAAAGACCGCCACACACAGCACGGCCGTGATGCCGTTCTGTGCCAACAGCGCCCAGTCGTAACGACCGAACAGCACGCCGATGGTCACGGCGCCCGTGAGCACGACCAGGCCATAGGCCAGGCGTGACGCCCACGGTCGGTGTGCGGCGCCCTCGCGCTTGAAGAGCAGCAGGCGCAGCGCGATCAACGCGCACAGCACGGCCTGCACGATGAACAAGGCCTTCATGGGTTGCCTCCCTTGTCGGTGCCGCCCGTGATGCCCTTGAAGATGGCCCCCAGCCGGTCGCTGTTGTCGGCCAGACGGATCAGCGCCAGCAGCAGCTTCACCACCACGGCCGAGGCCACCAGCGCCCCCACGGCTTGGCTGACTTCGGTGTTGGACGGCAACGCCCGGGCGATCAATGCGGCGGCCAGCGGTGCGGACAGCAGGCCCGCCACGATCGATGCAGCCAGGAAGCCCAGCTTCTTGACGGTGCCGAGCTCGCCGCTGTTGAGTACAAACACGGCGGCACCGGCGAAGGCACCGAGCACTGCACCCGGGTCGACGCCGGGCAGCAGGATGGACAGCGCCCCGGCGCCCGTCACAGCGAGCGTGGCGGTGGAGCTGGTGGAGATGGGTTCAGCCATAGGGGTTCCTTGGGGTCAGTCCCAGAGCTGGACCATTTGCACGGCCGGCTGCGGGGAAATGTCGGGCATATCGAGTTCAGTGCCGTGCGGCAGGATCGGCCCCAAATCGGCAATGCCAGGGTTGGCCAGTAGGACGGCCTCGGTGACGCCTGCCGTGCGGCCATAGACCCGCTGGCAGATGGCGTCCACGGTGTCGCCCTGGATGGCACGCACGCGCATCAGATGAGTTCCACGGTTGTGCGCGCGACACCCATCAGGTCACTGATGGCCCAGCGCGCATCGCGGCGCAGATCGTCCACGCCCAGGTTCTCGGCTTCGGCCTTGCGGTCGCCCGTGGCCGTCGCGTCGATGGTCCGGTACCGCTCAATGAGCCACGCGGCCGCCATGCAGTGCACGGCGCGGTAGTAGCGGTGCAGGTGCGCGCTCTGGCCGTCGACTTTGGACGCCGGCACATCGGCCAGCGTCAACCGGCCGAACGCCACCTGCGCCACCTTCCAGGCCTCCAGCTCGGCGTTGACCGAAATGACCGCCTCCACCAGCGAAGCGCGCAGGCGCTGCGGCGTGACGGTGCCGTCCAGGCGCATGGCTGCGTACGCCTGGTCGACGTCGATATCGGGGAAGAAGCCGTCGTTGCTGATCGGCGCCCCTCCAGGTTGTGCCGGCGCGGGCACGGGTGCGGCTGCGATGAATGAAGACATGGGTTCAGTGAATGGGGAGGCGGTGGACGGGGCAAGGCTTCGCGGCACGCCG